GGGGCGCGGGTGCAGTTCGGGCCGAAGCATTACGTGGTGGTGCGCATCGAGTGCTCGCCCTACGATCCGGAGAAGCTCGAGGAGGCCTCCATTTACCTGAAGGAACTACCGGGCGAATAAATCAGCGCCACACCGCCTTGACCATCTCGGCGGCCGCCCAGCAGGCGAGGCCGAAGCATACCAGGCGCGACCGCCATGGCTGCTCCTGCAGCGCGCCGGCCACGCAGAATAGCACAAAAGCGAAAACCAGAAGAATCGTCGAGAGCATAGTTCGACCCCTTGTCTATGCATACGCGGCGCCCGGAAAGCGAGCGCCGCGTATGCGCAGTCTTACACCGTTCCGGTCGGCGTAGGCGTGGGAGCCGGCGCGGAGGCCTTAGGATCGGGCTTGGGGGCATCCGGCGGCACAACCACCCAGCCGACGCCCATCCAAAACTGCACCGTCCAGCCGGTATCGCCGATGGGGATGGGCGGAACGCCCTGCTCGGGTTTATCGGGCGGCGGGGGAGCGGGCGGCTGCGGCCAGATCACCGCCGGACCGCCGGGATACACGGGGCCGCCGCCAACGTACGGCGGAACGACCGGGCGTCCATAGCCCGGATCAACCGGACCGCCGGAGTAGATAGGCCCGCCGCCTACATGCGGCGGGAACATCGGGCGACCGTAGCCTGGATCGACCGGACCAACTGGCCGCCCGTATCCCGGATCGACCGGACCGCCGGAGTAGATGGGCCCGCCGCCCACGTGCGGCGGCGCGACCGGCCGACCGTAGCCCGGGTCAACCGGCGGACGTTGGCCGAAGCCTGGGTCAACTGGCCCGCTGGGATAGACCGGGCCGCCACCCACATGCGGCGGAAAGACCGGGCGCCCATAGCCCGGATCGACTGGCGGCGTAGGAGTGATGGGACCGCCGCCGATTACCGGAGGCGGGCCTCCGGGCTCGATCGGACCGCCGCCTACGGCAGGCGGCGGCCAGGATGTCAGTGGAATGATCAAAGCAATCATGGTGGTGCTTCTCCCTTCAGACGTCTGGTAAGTGTGGCTCTATCGCCACGGTTTGCAGGCTTTCTGCTCAAGTTGGTTGTAAGCCCATTACCGCCTGGAGTCAAGCGTTTATCTCATTGAGAAAATTACAAGATAGCTAATTCGTTGCGGGGCGCACCTGGGACTCCTCGCTGAAACCTCGTCGGTTTGAACCGCGCGTTTCACCCATTGGCTCTGGCTTCGGGCGGAAGCGCACGTCAGAATAGTTCTGTATGTGGATCCTGCTGGGAGTGTTGGCCGGCGCTTGGCTCATCTGGGTATATTTGAATCGGGGCTGGGAGCGGCAAATCGACAAGGAATGGAAGGCCATTCGAGCCTGGGAGACCGGCGTCAAAGGCCGCTGCCCGCGCCTCTATGACGATCTGCGCCACATGGGCGACTGGGGCAAGTATCGCCTCTGGATGCGCTGGACCCTCGAAGCCAAGGAAATCAGAGACCTCACTCCGGAAGAGTTGTATTCTCGCTATCGCGGGATGGCGGTTCACTAACTCGTCAGCGAACGCAGTACTGCGGCGCGGCTGGGAATGCGCTTGAGCGGATCAGAGATCCTGCCGCCGCGGGCTCTCGGAACGCTGACCCAATCGTCCACAGTGGGGACGAGAGATTCGTTCTTGACTCGAGAGCGCCGAGCCGCGTCGGCGCGAGCTCCTTGCGAGACCATCCCCTGTAGAAGAGTCATGGCCTTGGTGGCCTCGACGGAACCAGGACCGCCGCTCATCAGCACCTGCAGTGCGGACGCCGCCTCCGGATAGTAGAGAACCTTCGCCGCCTGTCGTCCGAGTACGATACTGGCGCCGGTTTGAACCGGATGCGACACAAAAAGACCAAGCTTCAGCAGAGAGTTGACTATGCCCGTTCCCGAGGTATTGGGGTTTTCGTTCACGCGCCTCGCGAGCTGCAGAAAGTTGTCGATCGTGCGCTGCTGCCACGGGAACAGCGCCGCCTTCGTGCGCTTGCCGACCGCATTCCAAATGTTCTGCGCCTCTTTCGGGTTGGTGAATTCGCCCGCATAGGTGGACTTCTTAAACACCTTCCCTAGAGTCGCCCTGGCCAAGTCGGCTCTGGCGCCGGGGTCCACCGCAAGCACCCGCTGAAGGAGAGGATAGGAAGCATCGGCGGGACGGAGCAGGCGCTTGGCTGCATCCGTCTGCCCGGTCATTCCGGTTCGATCTCCGCTCATCTCCTCGGCAAGGTCGAGGTATTTACTGCGGACGGCCCACGCCTGGCGGGCCCCCTTCAGCGCATCGATGGCCTCCTGCCCGCCGGCGGCGACGGCCTTGTCCACGTCCGGCTGTAGCGCGTCCACGATTTGGCCTCCCCTCCACTGAACTTTGTCAGAGTTCGTCTCGCGCACAATTTCCTTGATGCGGGACAGGTTCTCTTCGGCGGTCTTGGCCGAGACTATATCCGGACCCGCCATGAGTTCTTTCATGGCTTTGTAGGAATCCGAGTAGGCCAGTTTCGCTTCGGGGATGGTCTTCTCCATCTCCTTGATCACGGGCGCGAACTGATTCTTCCATCCCGTCATGTTCATGGGCAGCGCGATGCGCTCCGTAATGGGCGTCAGAGTCGGAGGGAGCAGTTGCCCGGTTGCCGGATTGATCAGAGTGGAGGGCGTGGACCTGTATCCCGTGATGATCGTCTTGATGTTTTGCGGCAAGGATTGGATCTGATCCAACTTGTCATAGAAGTTGCGGGCCACGCCCTTGGCGCGCGTCGCGGCGCCCGTAATTCTTCTGAGCGAGTTGTCGCCGGCGGCGAACTCGTCAACGCCGAAGCCGCTCGCAAGTTTGGACGCGCCCTTCACGAGTCCTTGCTGGCCCTCCTCCAAGATGGCTTCGTACAGATCCGGAGCGATCGTGTGGCCGAGCATCTTCTCGATGGCCTGGACGGTCTTCGATCCGCCCAGCATGCCCTGTGTCAGCGGTATGCCGTACTTCTTGGCGAGCGCGATAGCCGCCGGCGAAAGCGGCCGCGGCTGATTCAGAACCATCCGTTGAAAGACAGGAACGGCGGTAGCCCGGAAGCCGGCGCTCACCCCCGAGCCGAGGCCGCCTAGTAATCCCACCGTCGCTGCGGATTCCGCGCCCGCACGCGGATCGCCGCCGCTCTCGAGGAAAGATTGACCGCCGGCAATGGCTGCATCGGTTCCGATGCGAGCAGCCCGGGCGGCCCAGGGGCTGGCCTTCAACAGCGGACCGATCTTGGGTGCGGCCTCGAGTACTCTGCCGAACTTTGTAGCCGGAAGCATGAACTCGGCAGTCTGCTCGACGAGTTTGCCGGCTTTGCCGGGAAGCCCGAGCGGGCTCGGATCGGCGTACTCCTTGGGAATTTCCGGAATGCCCGGAATCACTTTGTGGGCGATCTCGGAGAGGCCCACAGGCAGGCTCACCACCCCGGCGCCCACGCCCTCCAGGAAACTCTCCGGCGCCATCAGGACCGGATGCGCCTTGCGGAACTCATCGAGAGTCATCCCGTGTTTCGCGGGGTCGTCGCCCGAGCGCCAGCCGCCGTACTTGCGAATCGCCGCCTGCTTCTGCGCTTCGGTCAGCGTCTGGGTAGGGGCGACGGTGATCCAGTCATTCGCTGTGGGCGCGTCAGGGGCGGGAGTTGTGGATGGCTGCGTGGGCGGAACCGCAACCCAATCGTCTACGGGGTCTTGAGAATCGTCCACGGGTCGCTCTCTTTCATCTTGTAGCGCCACTGTTTGCTCTTGGCGCTATACTCCGCGGCGACGGCGCCGGCGATGGCCGGAGGACGCGGGGGCGGTCCGGTTACGGTTTGCGGCGTTTCGGTTTTGGTCTGATGCAGCGCGCCGCCGGGCGTGGCCAGTTGCTGCTGCAACTCCGCAATCTCGCCCTCCAGTTTGCCGCGCCGATTAGCCATGTCCTGCTTGAGGATGTTGACGACTTTGTAGATCTGCGCGAGCGTGGCGTCCTCGGGGATCAGGCCGAGCACTTCGTGGCGTGCGCTGTCGCTCAATACGCCCGTCAGGGTGGGGTTGTTGACCACCTTCGCGATCTCGGTCAGGGCCACCGTGCGGGCGGCGTTCACGGCCGCCTGCTCGTCCGAGCCCATGCCCGAGAGATCGAGCGAGCGCAGCGGCTTGTTGATCCACGGCACGCCCGAATCGACCATGGACTTGGCGGCGTTGGTGAAGATGTCCAGGTTGGCCAGCGCCGTTCCCTCGAACGCGCGCACCGCGCTTAGTTGCGGTATCCGCTGGTTCAGGGCTTTCTGCGCCGCCTGTCCGCTGGCGCGCGCAGCCACCATGGGGATTTGTGCTTGAGCGCCGATAGCGGCCGCTTCGTTGATGATGGCCGACAACTCTTTGGCGCTGGCCGCGCCTCTCGGCATCGGCGGAAGCGGCTGTCCGTTGAAATAGGCGAGCGCAGCCTGATGCCTGGCCTCGGGCGAGAGCGCTACGGTCGGATGCTGCCCTTCCCAGTTCTTGTTGTACTGCGCCTGCACCCTGGCGGCTTCCTCGGGCGTCCAGATGCGGGTGGGATCGACGTTGACTTGCTGCGCGGCCACGGTGTAAGCGTTGAAGGTAGGCCGCGCTCCCGAGGGCTTGGTTCCGAACTGAATGTACTTCTGCTCCTCTTCGGTGTATGGGCCCGTGGCGCCCGACATGGCGCGGTAGTTGTCGATCTCGGTCTTGCGCGCCTGCATCTGCATCTCGGGCGCCTTGGCCACGGCCTTGTTGAAATCCGACTGCGCCCGGGCCACATCCGAGGCGGCCTTGGCGATGGCCGCCTGCTGCGCCTTGTCGGCGGTCACGCCGGCCTGCTGCTGCTCGCGCACCTGCCCCATGGCCAGCTGGCCGATCTTCTCGTCGTAGGCGTTCTTCTTGGACTGCAGGTCCACGCCCGCCTTGAGCGCCTCGATGTAGTTCTGCCGCGCCTCCTTGCGCTGCCGCTCGAGATTGCCCACGCCCGCCCCGACGGCCTGCCCGAGATAGGGCGAGCGCGAGCCCAGGATGCCCAGGCCGAGCTGCAGCAGCACGTTCGAGATGGAGGGGTGCAGGGCCTGCTCGGCCTGCTGCTGCAGGAGCGTGATGGCCGACTCGAGGCCGCCGTAGTCCGGCCGCTTGCCCAGGATCGTCTCGATGGCCGCCTTGGTGGTCTTGAGGTTCTTCTCCGAGAGCGCGCTCATCGGATCGTAGGGCTCGTATTGGGCGTTCAGCGCCTCATATTGTTTTTTGGCGGCGTTCAGGGCTTCCTGCTCGGGCAATGCGACGGCCAGGCCGCCGGGGGCCGGAGCAGAGGGCGCGGCAGGTGTGGGAGCGGCGGCGTCAGAGGGGGCCGCCGGCGGCCGGGACATCGCCATCGGCGAGTATTGCGGGCCGATGGAGGAGAACTGCGGTCCGGTGACGTCGGGCAGGGTCTCGGGCAGCGCGGCGGGAGTGGTGTCCGCATCGGGCGAAGCGTCGAGGCCCGCATCGGCTAAGAGCGCGGCGTCCGGCTGCTCCCACGGAATCCGCGACCGCGACCGCTGCCGCCGCTGCTCCATGTCATTGAGCACCTTCTTCACGTAGCTCTGCGTTTCGGGGAAGGGCGGCACGCCGCCGTAGCGCTGCACCGCGCCCGGCCCCGCATTGTAGGCCGCCAGCGCACGGCTCTTATCGCCGCCAAACCGGCGCAAGAGACCCGAGAGCAGGCGCATGCCGGCGTCGATGTTCTGCGCCGGATTATGCGGGTTCACACCCAGATCCCTGGCGGTCTTGGGCATCAACTGCATGGGTCCGATGGCGCCTTTGGGCGACACCGCGTTGGCGCGGAAGTTGGACTCGGTGTTGGCCACCGCCGCAGCCAGGTTCGGATCCACGTTGTGCTTCACGGCCGCGGCGTTGACCATCTGCGGTATGGTGGGCGCGGCCATCGTGTCCACCGTGTCCCCGTCGCCCGTATCGAATTCGTCCGAGTTGTCGTACTCTTCGTCGTCGAACATGCCGCCTGCGGCCATCCCCTGCGGCATGTTCTGCGGCGGCTGCGCTCCGGGCATGGGCGCTCCCGGCGCTCCCGAGGGCGTCCCTGTGGAAGGCGGCGCCATGCCCGGCGGAGGCGGCGGGCCGGCGGGCGCGGGCGGCGTGATCTGCTCGAGCGTCGAGCGCACCGTGTCCTGGGCCACCGAGCTCGAGGGCGGCTTGGCGGCCGAGCCCGAGCGCAGCAGTTGCCGGCGCTGCAGTTCGGCCAGGATCAGGTAGGGCGGCACGGCTCCCGAGGGGTGCTGCACTTCGCGCAGCAGCCACTGGTCGGGGGAGGTTTTGAGATCGTTCGACAGCTGGATGAGGTCGGGCATCTTAGGCGGCCCTCGCGGCGAATACGCCCAAGCCTCGAGCCGGTGCGCGGCGCGGTTTGCCGGCGGGTTGCACCAGCGCGAGGCCGTGTGGCTTGCCGGCGGCTTTGGGAATGCGGCCGCCATGCTTGAAGCCGCCCAGCAGGCCCGCCGCGGTCAGACCGCCGCCCAGGATGCTCTGCCAGAGGCTCGGCCCGGGCGCCGTGCCCGTGACGTTCTGCGTGCCGGAGGAAGTCTGGGTGTAAGGCAGCGGCTGCATGGCCTGTAATTGCGCCAGCCACGAGAGCGCTTGGAGCGGCGTGGTCATAGTCGCGAGCGCGTTCTGGTAGTTGACGTCGTTCCACTGCTGCTGGTAGCCCTGCTGGCCCGCGGCCGCCTGCTGCAATGCGCCCAGACCCTGCAGGCCCGCGCCGTAACCGGCCAGTCCCAGGTTGCCCATGTTGCCTAAGAGGCCGCCGATCTGGCCCGTGTAGCCCTGGTTCAACTGCTGCTGCGCGTTGCGCAGGAGCTGCTGCTGGATGGCCGACTGGAGCCCCATCTGCTGGCCCTGCATGCCCAGGTTCTGGGTCTGCAATGCGCCCTGCAGGCCGCCCTGATACTGGAGCCCCAGCGCCTGCATCATGGCCGCCTGGTTGGCGAGATTCGCTTGGAGGCCGGTGGCCTGGTTGGCCAGTCCCGCCTGCATGCCGTAGCCCGCGTTGGCGAGCGCGCCCTGCAGTCCCATCTGCTGCGCCGCCAGACCAGCCTGCAGTCCGGCCTGCTGGTTGGCCAGCTGCGACTGCATGCCGAACTGCGCATTCGCCAGACCCGCCTGCAGGCCGGTCTGCTGGTTGGCGAGCGAAGCCTGCAGCTGCTGCCCCGCCCCGAATTCCTGCGCCTGCTGATTGGCCAGCGCCGCCTGCAGTCCCTGCTGCTGGTTGGCCAGCTGCCCCTGCATGCCCAGCTGTGCGCCGAGCCCCTGCGTCTGCAGCAGCGACGCCAGGTTCTGCCCGCCCACCGTGAGACCCGCGGCCTGATTGGCCAAGGCCGCCTGCAATCCCAGCTGTCCGCCCAGCCCCTGTGTCTGCAGAAGCGCCGCCAGGTTCTGGGCGTTGGCCATCTGCTGCGCCTGCTGGTTGGCCAGCGCCGCCTGCAGGCCCGTGCCGATGTTGAACTGCTGCGCGCCCAGTCCCAGCTGCTGCTGCTGATTGAACTGCTGCTGCGCCTGGGTGTAGGCGTTCTGCAGGCCGGTGGCCTGGATCTGCGCCAGCTGCAACTGCAGGTCGCGCTGCCCGGTGGACTCCTCGACCGCCTGGCGCGAGCCGCCGTAGGCGCCCGCCGCGGCGGCCTGCGAGCGCTGCCCCTCGAGCGCCGCCTGCCAGTCCTCGACGGCCTTCTGCTTCTGCACGTCCACGACCTGCTGGGCGTAGGGCGACATGAAGGCCGCGGCTGTGCCGGGATCGAGCCAGGACTGCGTGGTCGCCAGTCCCGAAGGGGCCACGGGTCCCGCGGCGGTCATCTGGAAATCGCGCAGCGACGGACCGCCCACCTGCTGCGCCGGATCCATCTGGAAGTTGCGCAGTTGCGGCGCCACGACCTGCATCAGCCCGGTGATGGGATTGATGGCGCCGGGAGCCGAGATGCGCTCGGCCGAGACCGAAGTGGGCGAGACCTGCTGGGGATTGACCAGGTAGTCACTGGCGCGGCCGCTGACCCCGCCGGGGGCGCTCACGGTGGACGCGGCGGCCGTGGGGACGCCCCCGGCGAAGGGGTTTTGGAAATCGATGGTTCCGGGTCCGAACTGGCCGGGCAGGTTGGGCACGTTCGAGGGATCCGAGATCATGGCCCCCAGGCCTCCGTAGAGGCTCTGGTACATGTTCATCAGCCCGCTCAGGTCGGGCGCGCCGGTGTTCCGCTGGGCCTGCGTCCAATACTGGCTGGTGAGGTTGGTGGGGTCGGCGACGGTGGCGTTAGGCGGGTTGTTGTTCAGCAGGCCGCCGGCCAGGCCCCAGGCCCCGCCGAGCAGCTGCCCCCAGTTGTACATCGCCCCCGGATCGGGCTGATAGCTGGAGGTCTGGTTACTGGTGGTGTTCTGGGTCCCTGTGGTCTGCGTGCTCGGCGAAAACAGGCCCATGTGGCGGTCTCACTCCAGTTTCAGGCGATAGCGCGCAGAGCCTCCCCGGCCCCGGTGAAGAGCGCTCCCGGATCGGTGTAAAGGGTTACGGCTTCGGCCGGAAAAGACCAGCAGTCGCCGAGATACTGTTTCCAGCCCTTGCGGCAGAAGATGTGCAGCCGGCTAATTTGCTCCTCGAAACAGAGCTGGGTGATGGCGTCGGCTAAGGGCCGCTTCCAGCGCTCGAGCATGCGGCCGCAGCAGAATTGCACGTACAGGTCCCGGTTCTTGCCGGTGTGGGCCGCCACGATCCCCACGGCGTAGCGCGGGCCGCCGAACTCGCCCTTGTCGATGGGCGGGTCGCTCCACGCGAGCCAGACTTCGGAGAGGCCCAGGATCAGGTTGCGCTTGAGGGCCTCCAGATCGCCCTTGCGCTCGCGGCGGATGGCGTCGTTGCGCCACAGCCGCGCCATCTCGCGCCAGTAGGGCTCGATGCAGTCGGCCGAGAGGCGCACGATCTCAGGCGTCATCTTGTCTTACACGATACCCCAACATTCGACTTGGCGTAACCCGGGAATTGGGAATACACTTGTCGCATGGCTGACCCAAGTCCCACGACCCCGCCGCCTGAACCGCCGCCTGCCGTTGAGGCGCTGGTGGGCGCCACCCCGGTCTCCTCGCCGCTGCTGATACCGCCGACGGCGCGCAAGGCCACGCATTTCCACGGGCCCGTGGTCTCGGGCTCGGTATCGTCGCTGGGCGGCCCCAACTACGTTCGCGGCCAGGCGCAGCTGGCGCTGCGCTTCGACGTGAACGGGGCGGGCGGCAGTTTCGGTCTGACCGCGCCCGCGGCCGTCAACATCTACTTCCCGCCGGGGACCATCCTGCTGTGGATGACCGCGACCGTGACCACGGCCTTCAACGGGACCACCCCGGCTATCTCGCTGGGTAAGACTGCCGGCGGAACCGAGTACGCCACGCTCTCGCTGGCCGCCCTGGGCAGCGGCATGAACCCCACGCCGCCCCTGCTCATCGGGACGGTGACGGACGCGACCGGCAAGGTGTTTCTGAGCGTCTCGGGGGCGCCCACGCAGGGCTATGCGCTGGTGAGCATCATGTACCTGGGCACGGCCGCCGCGGCGGGGAACTAGGCGGGAATGATGCCCGCGCCGGTCTCGGCCTCGGACAAGGTGGTGCTCGAGCGCATCTATTCGAGCTTTGCGCGCTTCGCGGCGGACGAGCCGACCACCAGACGGCTGGACGAACTGGTGGCCGCGGCCAAGCGCTTCTCGGAGATCGTGGTGGAGGTCTGCGAGGAAGGCATGGAGCGCTCGCACTCGCTCGCCAAGCTGGAAGAGGCCATGCTGTGGGCCCACGCCGCCGTGCGCCGGCCCTCCTGAGAATACCGGAGGGATGCGCTGCTATGCGCTCCTGTGCAGCAGGGTTGCGGCTCCCGTAGCTTCCCTACTTATCAGATATCAGAAATAAGCTGAAAGCGCTAACTATAGCGAGTAGTTGTTATTTTCCCCGCCAATCGGCCCAAATATTCACCCTTTTGTAGCCCTTTATAGCCCTGTTACAGTCCTTAAGATCTTGTTCTGCGTAGCGACCGCATGTCATGCTATTCAGTACCACAAATGCATGTATGTGGATTATATAAAGTCGGTAATGGCAACTGCATGCATCTGTCTTGAGAAAACTATGGCTACTTCCAAAAAGAAGGTGAAGCCGCCGGCGGTGTCATCGGGGACACGGCCGGAGGAGCGATCGCCGAAAGTCGCTTCGTCGCCTTCACCCAAAGCGAAACCTGATCAATTTCGCCGTCAAGAAACCAAGAAGCAGGTAACCGTCCGCATCGACAAGGGGCTGATGGGCAGATTCATGCCCGTCGCCGAGGCCAAGAGGATGACCCTCACCGACACCGTGGAAGAAGGCCTGTGGCTCTGGTTGTATCACAACGAGAAGGAGGGGCTGCCCACCCAGGACGACCAGCTTCGCTTTGTGGTCAGCCGTCTGCCCCGCTACCAGAAAAAGCTCACGCTGAGTTTTCTGGTCTACATGTCGCACCCGCGCGAAAGCGAACTCGAGGAGTTGTTCCGCGACCACCTGGAGCGCTTCTTCGAGAAGTTTTACAACGACCCGGCGTGCATTGACGGTCTGCAGAGGCTGAACGCAGTCTTCCCGGCCGCGGTGGCTAAGGCGCTGAGTCCAAAGAGCCAGGCTCTCTAGTACTATCTTTCGGCCAGTTCGCTGGGCGACCGGCCCGCCGGGTCCAGTTGTGTTTTCGCGCGCGGTTTCCGGCGAGCCTCCTTCCGGTAGCACGCATCGAATTCCGCGGCGAATTCCACAAAGGAAATCTTAAGCACCGGCAGCAGTTTATAAATGGTCTGAATGCTGGGCGAGTGGCGGCCGCGCTCGAGGGCTCCCATGTAGCCGCGATCCACGCCAGACTCATACGCGAGGCGTTCCTGCGCGATCCCCGCCGACCGGCGCAGGTTCTTCAGGCAGCCGGCCAGGGCGCGACCGAGGCGGTCGCGCTGGACGGCGTCCTCGCTGCTCGTAGACACGTTTCGAGGATGCCATGCCGTGCTATTTCAGACCACGGGATACTCCCCACGTGGTATATTCCTCAGCGCAGAATCGGCGGCGTCTTCACGGCCGTTTTGGAATGAATGATCCATTTGACCTTGGCGCACGCCGGAAATATTTACTAAGATTTTTCTGAATAGGGGACTAAGAAATTGATGAACCTGTCCGCCCGCGAACAAAGCCTGGAGAACATGGCTCTCGACATCGTCGAATTTTCCGGTTCGCTTCTTCGCGAAGACACTCCCTGCGAAAGACGGGTCAAGCAATTGAACTGGGTCTTGGCCTTAAAACTGGTCGACGAGCAACGCCTCACCTCCGACGACGTCTTCAACATCTACGCGCACGGGGTTCGTCGGTCCTGGAATCTAAGTAAGCCTGAGGCGCTCCGTTCCGATAGAACCTAGCCTATAATTACCGCATACACCAATGGCTCTGGTAGCCTTGGCGTAAGGCGGTGACCATGGTCTCGAAGCAGCGACGCAACCGCATCCGGCTGAACGCCCGCCGCACGGCCGCGCCCGCGCCCGCTCCCAAAGCCCCGCCGCCCCGGAAGGAGGGCTAGCCGGTTGTCGGCCTGGCCGACCTTCGATGTGGCGGAGATCGCCCAGGAAGCCAGCGAGCGCGCCGGCGTCGAGTTCCGTTCGGGCTACAGCCTGCGCACCGCCCGCCGCTCGCTTGAGCTGATGTCCATCGAGTGGGCCAACCGCGGCCTCAACCTGTGGACCGTGGAGGGACCGTTCAAAGTCGCCCTGGTTCCGGGCGTCGAGCAGTACACCCTGCCCGAGGACACCGTGGACTTAGTCGAGCACGTCCTGCGGCAGCCCGCCGGAGCCACCCCCGACCCGGACGACGGGCAGGATTTCCCGCTCGACCGCTGGGGCTTCTCGGACTTCGCCACCATCCCCAACAAGGCGGCCGTGGGCCGGCCGTCGGTCATCTGCGTGCGCCGCCTCATCCGCCCCTACTTTCTGATCTGGATGACGCCGCCCGCTTCGCCGGTTTACCAGGTGGTCTACTGGCGGCTGCGCCGCATGCGCTCGGTAGGCGCGGGCGGAGCGGGGACGCCCGACATCCCCTGGCGCTTCATCCCCGCCATGACCGCGGGCCTGGCCTACCACCTGGCGCTCAAGTCGCACGACCCGGAAGTCTTCGCACGCGTGCAGGCGCTCAAGGGCGACTACGAGGAGCAGTTCTCGCTCGCCGCCGACGAGGACCGCGACCGCGCCGCCGTGCGCTGGGTGCCCGGCGGCAATTACGAGGTGATCTAAGATGGCGCGCTTCGCGATAGGGGCGCGGGCCTGGGCGATGTGCGACATCTGCGCATGCCGCTGCCGCTACCGCGACCTGCGCGGCACCACCGTGATGGGCCGCCCCACGGGCCTGCTGGTATGTCCCCGCTGCTGGGATCCCGATCATCCGCAAAACTTTCTGCCGCAGGCCGTGGCCGCGGCGGGCGCCGATGCGCAGGCGCTCGAGCATCCGCGCCCGGACACCGGCCTCGAGGCTTCGCGCCGCATGTACCCCAACGCCAACTGGCCGCCTTTCCCTTCGACCGCCGCGACCAGGGACCAGCCCACCCAGTTCCGCGATCCGGGCGAGAACGCCACCGGGAGTAACGGAAGGAGCTCATCATGAGCCGATTACAGCCGCGCCGCAAATTCGCCGAGGGAGGATCGTCCTTCGGCGACCCCAGCTATCTGGACGACGCCGACCAGTATCTCAACCGGGTCCGGCCGCCCGCTCCGCCGGCGCCTGCGCCTGATCTCTTCGCAGGCACGCCCAAGCCGGCGGTTCCCGATACGTCGAAGTCCACGACCACAACCACGACTACCACCGCCGGGACGCAGAAGCCGGGCGCCAAGAAAGACGAGCAGCAGTCCCTGTTCGGCAACATCGAGTCGCCCTGGCTGCGCGCGCTCTTGGCCGGCGGCCTGGGAGCGGGGCTGAGCGCCACGGGACCCAATGCGGGACTGGGCGCGCTGGGCGGCGGCACGCTCGCGGCGCTGCTCTCGCTGCTGATCAAGAAGAAGAAGCCCGGGGTCTTTTCTGAGAAGCCCGACACCGAGCGCACCGGCGGACCCATCCGCGAAGGAGGCAAGATGGCCAAAGCGAAGAGCAGCAGAACGCTGAAGTTTCAGGGCGGCGGCGTGACCCCGTGGGGTGCGGGCGCGCTGCCTTCCGGTCTGGGGACCGCCAACATGACCGCCAACCTGGCGCCGCCCAACGCGCAGCAGTTGATGCAGGCGCAGGCGCAGCGAGCCGCGCAGGCCGCCCCGCTCGGCGGACGCGGCCGGCTGCCGGGCGCGCCTGGACTGGGCGGCGGCTGGCCCGGGTCGCCTTCCATCCCTCCGCCCATCATGGCTCCGCCGGCCGGAAGGGGCGCGCCTCCGGGGCCGGTCATTCCGGGCGCTGCGCCCATCGCCGCGGCTCCGCCCATCGCTCCCCCCATAGCGCCTCCGGTGGCGCCACCCCCGCCGGCGCTCGCGCCCGCGGGGCCGGCCGCGCCGCTCGCGCTGGCTCCCGGCCCGCCTCCCAACGTGGTCAACCCGGGCGGACTGAACCTGGCGGCTCCGGCGCTCGCCGCGGCCGCGCCCTCGCTCGGCGGACCTGGTCTGGCTTCCCCCACGCCCGCCGACACCGCCAACTTCGTAGGCGGCCCGCCCGACGCGGCCGCCCTGATGGGACTGGCGCGCCCGTCCTTCCGCAAAGGCGGAACGGTGGCGGTCGATCAGGGAGGGAAAACCAAGCGCGGCTTCCGCGCCGATGCGCCGCCACCTGTGGCATTGAAGCGCGGCGGCAAACTACCGCTGACCCGCCGGCCCAAGGGAACCAAGGTTTCGATCGCGGTCATCCGCAAAGGCAAGCCCGTCTCGACCCCCAACCCCTACGACTACGAAGCCGACGAAGGAACCGCGCCGCCGGTGGGGACCCCTGGACCTGTGACGCCTGTCGCGCCTTCCTCTCCGCCGCCGCCTCCTCCGCCGCCGGCAGCCAACCTGCGCAAGGGCGGCGCCTGTGACTCGAAGATGGCCAAGGGCGGCAACTTCATCGCCCAGGCCATCAAGAAGCCCGGCGCGCTGCGCAAGCAGTTGGGCGCGAAAAAAGGCCAGCCCATCCCCGCCGCCAAACTGGCGGCCGCCGCCAAGAAGCCCGGCAAGCTGGGCCAGCGCGCACGTCTCGCGCAAACGCTCAAGGGCTTCCGCAAGGCCGATGGGGGCGTGATCAAGAAAGCCGCCGGCGGCGCGGCTAAGGTGCGCCGCGGCTTCCCCAATACCGAAAAGCCGCCCAAGGGGTACGCGCAGGGCGGCCAGGTGCGCGGCACGGGAGCCGCCAAGAAGGGCTTCAGTTTTTCCGGGGTCTTCTAACCCCGGCGGGAGAAGCCAATGAACTACGTGGAGCTGCGCGCCGCCATTCAGAACTACGCGCAGGATTTCGAGGCGTCCTTCGTCGAGAACATCGACCTGTTCATCCGCCTGGCCGAAAGCCGCGTGCTGTTGCGCGTCCGGCTCCCCAACTTCCGCAAGGACGCCACCGCCGCGGCCACGCCCGGCAACACCCTGCTGGCCACACCCACGGATTTCCTGGCCCCCGACTCGCTCACCGCCGAGGGCCCCGACGGACTCGCGGTGCTGCTCAACAAGGACTCCGAGTTCATCGACGAAATGTACCCCGACCCGGTGCGCTCGGCCGGGCTGCCGCGCTTCTACTGCTACCTGAATCAGTCGTCGATCAAGCTCGGCCCCGCGCCCGACCTCGCCTACAACATGCGCATGGGCTACTTCTTCCAGCCGCCTTCCATCATCGAGACCAGCGTCAGCTGGCTGGGCGACCACTTCGCCCACGCCCTGCTCTCGGGCGCGCTGGTCGAAGCGGCCATCTACATGAAGACCGAAGACAACCTCTTCGCGCGCTACCTGCAGGGCTTCGAAAAGGACCTGGCCATGGACCAGGAATACGCCAAGGGCCGCACCAAGAAGGACACCCAGCAGGAGCCCGACACGAGGATCAAGATATGATCGCGCCGGGCGTGGCGACCTCTTTCAAGATGGAACTCTTCTCGGGCCTTCACGAGTTCCTCGTGGACCAGTTCTACATCGCGCTCTACACTTCGGACGCGGATCTCTCGCCCGACGACACCACGGTCTACACCACCGAGGGCGAGGCCGCGGGCGACGGCTACCAGGCCGGCGGCCGGCTGCTCACGGGCGTGCAGATCTTCGGCGCAGCGCGCATCGCCTGCGCCACCTGGGACGATCCGGTGTGGCCCGCTCCGACCCTGACTGCGCGCGGGGCGCTGATCTACAACCAGTCGAGAGAGCAGCGCGCCGTGGCCGTGCTGGATTTCGTAAACGACCAGACCAGCAACCAGGGCGAGTTCCGCATCCTCTTCCCGCCGGCTGCGCCCGCGACCGCGCTCATCCGCATCCTATGAAGCCCCAAACAATCAAGGACCGCAACCAGCAACCCTTCGTGGACCACGAGCAGCAGGATCTGCTGGACGAAGCCGATGAGTCGCTCATCGAGCGGATCAACCACCCGCCCACCCGCTACCCCCGCAGCGCCGGCGCGCCGCCTTCCACGGGCGTGATGGTGCGGACGCGCCTGGCCCCCATGGCCATGCTGCTGGGCTACGTCCAGGTGCGCGCGCTGTGGAGCGAGCCCCGGCCCGCGCCCCTCGGCTGGCGGGCGGTCCAGGCGCCCGCGCAGCCGCGCCGCGGCGGCTGGATAACCATGGCCGGAGCGCCCCCGGCCGGAAAGGTCTGACGCCATGCCTTCCACCTATACGACTAATCTCGGAATCGAGAAGCCCGCCACCGGCGAGCAGGCCGGCGTCTGGGGCGTGACCGTCAACAACGACTTCGACTACTTCGACACGGGCATCGACGGGTCACTGCGCATCGCGCTCTCGGCCTCGAGCTACAACCTGAACACCTCGCAGGGCGTGGTCTCGCAGGGGCGCAACAAGGTCATCGTGTGGACCGGCGGCCTCTCGAGCCAGGCCACCGTGAACATCACTCCCCAGACCGCGCAGAAGATCTACTTCATGCAGAACTCGACCACCGGCGGCTTCCCCATCAATTTCCAGCAGGGGTCGGGCGCGGGCTTTCTGCTGCAACCGGGATGCTCGGCCATCATCTACTGCGACGGGGCCGGAGCCACCGCTTCGGTGCAGGGGGCCAACTACAACCCGCAGATGGCGAGCGCGCTGATCACCGGCGCGCTCACCGTGCAGGGCGCGCTCACCGTGCAGCAGCCTTCCACCTTCACGCAGCCGGTCACTCTGCAAGGCGCGGTCACCGTCACCGGCGCGATGACCGCCTCGGGCGCCGTCACCTTGAACCCGCCCGGCGCGACCAACGCCGTCTGCGATCTCTACTACCGCTCGGCCACAGGACCGCTGGCGCCGCTGGCCGTGGGAGCGGCCGGGCAGGTGCTCACCGTGGGCGCGGGACCCACGCTCACCTGGACCACCCCGGGCGCCTCCATCGGCAACATCATCGTGGGCTCGCAGGCCAACCGCGTGTTCTTCGCCAACGCTTCGAACCAATTGGCGCAGGACACCTGGGTGCGGATCGTGGCGGGGACCGGGCTGGGCGTAGGGACCACGCCGGCGAAAACTTTGCACGTGGGGATCAACTACGCGCCCGAGATCTGGATGGACTCGAGCGCCCCGGCCACCTCGCAGCGCATCCTGTCCTACGCCTCGGCGGGTGTGGCGCGCTGGCAGCTGTACACGCCCGGCGAAGCCGAGGGAACCGGGGACGCCGGCTCGAACCTCTCGCTGATCGCCTACAACAACGCCGGCAGCACAGTCCGGCCGGTAATGAGTTTCTGGCGCTCGAACGGCAACGTGTCGATCGGGGTTTACGGCGACCAGGGCGCGAAGCTCGCGGTGCTGACCACCAGCGCCTCGCAGCCCGGCATTCTGGTCAAGGGCGTGGCCTCGCAGGCCTACCTGCAGGTCTGGCAGGATTCGACCGGAGCCACGGTGGCTTCGATCGACGGGGCGGGGCGGCTCTTCTTAGCCAACGCCACCTTCCTGATGACGTCGGCGCCCTCGGGGCGCCTGGACCTCTACGGCCAGAACGTGAGCCATCCGCTCGGCACCATCCACATCGGAGCCGAGCCGGGCATTGCGGGACAGATGAAATCGACGATCGTCATGGAGGTCTCGCCCTCAGCGATTCCGGCCACCGACATCATCCCCAACGGCGTGATCCGCTTCTATTACCGCAACGGCAATTTCTGCATCCAGTTCTATTACTCGGGCAGCAACTACTGGGCCTACCTGCCGCTCACCGGCGGAGCCTCCATGCCGGCCCAGTGGTATTACTCGGTCACCCCGGTGTGATGCGCCATGACCACCATCTCCGATCACATCACCTACGCTGACGGCCGCCCCGCCAATGGCCGCGTGGTGGTCTCCTGGCCGGCCTTCGATCTGGACGGAGCCACCGTGGCCGGCGGCCAGCAGAGCTGGCCCATCGTCAATGGCGCGTTCTCGGTCACGCTCTACGCCAACATCAACGCGCGCCCCACGGGGATGTTCTACGTGGCCGTCTACGAGCTCGACGAAGGGCCGCTCTACAAGGAGAGCTGGATTGTCCCGGAGTCGGACACGGTCACGCTGGGGCAGATCCGCGTGGCCTTCCCGGTCACCCCCAGTGCGCTGATCAACGCGCAGCAATTGACCTCGGCCGGCGCGCAGCCCGGACAGTTCCTGGGATGGAACGGAGCCCACTGGGTTCCCATGTTCGCGTCAAGCCTGAACATCAGCCCCAACACCATTGGCCTCGGGCTGGGCTCGACGGGAGCGGATATCAACGTGAGCGGCTCGCCCGCGCCGCTCGGCGGAGCGCTGGTGCTGAACGTGCCGGACGCCGGCCCGGCGGCGCGCGGCGTCCTCACCACGGGCGCGCAGACCATCGCCGGAGCCAAGACCTTCAGCGCCGCCACAGTCTTCTCCGCGGGAGTTACGATCACGGGCGCGAGCACGATCGCGGGCTACACCCCCACCACGCGCCAGATCACCACCTCGCACGGCATCTCGGGCGGCGGCTCGCTGGCGGCCGACCTGGCGCTGGCGGTAGTCGATAACTCGACCACGCAGAAGATCCGCGTGCTGCTCAACACTACGCTCGGCGGCGTGCGCCAGAGCCTGAACTTCATCGCCGGCTCGAACGTGACCCTGACGGTGGCCGACAACCCCGGCAACGACTGGGTGGACGTGACCATCCAATCGACCGGCGGCGGAGGCGGCGGCGCGACCCTGCCGCCGGGCACCGCTACCGGAGACCTGCTGGTGTGGCAGGCCGTGCCGGGGCCGGGCTTCTGGACCACACTGCCCAAGGGCGCGGCCGGGCTGGTGCTCTCCTCGACCGCCTCGACCGTCAGCTGGGCCGCGGCCATCGCGGCCGCGACCAACGTGGGAGATTTGCTCCAGTGGGACGGCGCGGCGTGGTCGCCACTGGCGCGCGGCTCCTCCGGACGGGTGCTCACGGCAGGCGCGAGCTCGGTCTCGTGGGCGGACATCCCGCTGCAGCCGCAGACGCCCTGGAGAAGCAATATCGACGCCTTCGGCTACACCCTGACCAACACCGGATGGATCGGCGTGGGCGTCGCCACAGCCCTTGCGCCTATCCAGGTGCACACCGGGACCAATCAGAACCTGGGGATCAAGTACGACTCGACGCTGGCGGCGATCGGACTGCGCGCTTTCAACGACGCCGACAGCGCCCTGATCCCCATGGGGTTCTCGGCCAGCCAGTATCAGTTCGCCGGCGGCAATGTGGGGATTGGCAGCGTGCCCGCGCTGGTGGCCACGCCCGCGGCGATTCTCGACGTACGTTCCTCGGCCAGCACGCTGCTCTCGGTGGGGATCGCGCGGCAGGGCGGCGTCGAAGGCGCACGCATGAACGGAACCAACGCCGCCCCCACGGCCTTGGCCTCGGGCGACCTGATCGCCGCCTTCAACGCGCGCGGCTACAACTCATCGGCGCTCTCGACCCCGTGCGGAGGCCTCGAGATCTGGGCCGCCGAAAACTGGACGGCCGTAGCCAACGGAACCTATCAGGCGCTGTCGACCACGCCCCTCGGGCAGACCACGCCCGTCGAGCGCATGCGCATCACCGCGGCCGGCAGCGTGGGAATCGCCAACCCGCTGACGAGTGCGCCCTTCACCAGCGCCGACCCCATCACCGTGACGGGCGGCGCGGCGGCGTCTACGCCGGGCCGCTTCGCGATCGCCGGCAACGTCACCCCCACTGGGCTCACCGCGCAGCTGATCTTCGCGAACTACGCCATCTCATCCGCCGAGAAGCGCCTGGCCGCCATCCACGCCTTCGCCGACCCCACCGTGGATTCGGGCGCGCTGGCCTTTCTGACCTACACCGCGGGAACCCAGAACGAGCGCATGCGCATCTCGACCAACGGCCGAGTCGGCATCAACCAGCCCAACCCCGCCTACCAGCTGGACATCACCGGCGATCTGAATATCACCGGCACCTACCGCGTGGGGGGCTCGCCGTTTTCGGTGACTGCCGCGCAGACGCCCTGGCAGCAGAATATTGCCGGTGCAGGATTCTCGCTCGGCGATACCGGGCAGGTGGCCATCGGGGTCACTACCGCCAACGCCAAAGCGCCGCTGCACGTCACCGGGCAGGCCACCAGCCCGCTGTACTCGTTGCTGGTGACCACCCAGACGTTTACGTGGACGACCGCGGGCTCGTGCGTGCGCATCGGCTTCGGCGCAGCCTCAGGCGACACCTGGGGCGAGATCGACGCGCAGCAGACCGGCGGCTCGGCCAACGGCCTTCTGGTGCTGAACGCGCCCGGCGGCACGGTGGCGGTGGGGATCACCACCCCGCCGGCTTCGGCGCAGTTTCATGTGGCCGGACCAGGCGCCGTCTTTCACGACCGCGCGGGCGGTCCCGCCCACATCATCTGCCGCTCGTCGGCCGGAACCATCGCCTCGCCCAGCCCGGTGGGCAGCGGAGCGCAGATCGGACGCATCTCCTTCACCGCTTACGACGGAGCCTGGGTGACCACGGGCCTCACCGGCCTGCAGGTCTTTACGACGGAGGCCTGGAGCTCGGGCCATCACGGGGCGCTGCTGGCCTTCTACGTCACCGCCAATGGCGCGACCGACGCCGTCGAGCGCATGCGCATCGACCAGAACGGCCGGGTCGGCGTGGGCGTCACGGCCCCCGGGTATCCGCTGGACGTGGCGGGCGACGTCAACATCTCGACCGGCAGCCAGTACCGCATCAACGGCGTGCCGCTGGCGGGCGGGATCACCAGCGTGTCGCGGCCCACGCGCGCGCTGGGCACGGTCTACCAGAACACCGGCACGAAGGTGCTGTGGGTGGCGGTGGCGGTGTACTTCTCGGTCAACAACGTGCTGAGCTCGGCCACCTGCTACTCGGACGCGACCACCACCCCCACGGCCATCGCGACCCAGTGGTGGACCTCCAGCCTGCTGAACCCCATCGTGAGCCCCATGACCTTCCCGGTGCTGCCGGGCGACCGCTATTCGGTCTCGGCGGTTCCGGCCTCGGCCGTCATACAGTCCTGGGTGGAGTGGCAATAGACTATGGAGAAAAAGATGAAGTTGTCCTTGGATCACCTGCAGCGCCTGAACCTGCACGTGCTGATGGGAGCGCAGCGCGCCTCGGTCGATGAGGTGCGCGTGTGGTGGCGCCTGCAGGACCGCATCGAACTGAGCAATGCGGAGAAGCAGCAGATCGGCTACCGCATGGAGCGCATCGGGCAGGGCCCCATCGAGCAGCCCACCTGGGACCCGCAGAAGCGCATCCCGGCGCGCGACTTCGAATTCACCGCCGACGAGTTCGGGCGCATCGAAAAAATCCTGCGGGAGTGGCAGCACGGCTTCACCGGCAACGACCGGCCGTGGCTCGAGCCGCTGCTCGAGCAATTCGAAACGAGGGTAAACGGCAGTGCCCCTGACGAAGCTCCAGTTCACGCCCGGCATCGTGCGTGAGACCACCGAATACACGCAGTCGGGCGGATGGTTCGACTGCGACAAGGTGCGCTTCCGCGCCGGCCACCCGGAGAAGATGGGCGGCTGGCAGTCGGTCATCAAGACCCCCATGGAGGGCGTCTGCCGCTTCATCCACCAGTGGGCCAACCTGGAGAACGACCGCTACATCGGGCTAGGAACCAGCTCGCACCTGTACATCCTGTGGAGCGAGAACTACTACGACCTGACGCCCCTGCGCGCGACCGTCTCGCCGCTTCCGGCCGACCCCTTCGTCACCGGACCCGTCGATTCGACCGTGGTCACGGTGCACGTGGTCGGGCACGGGGCGGTGGCGGGCGACTTCGTGGTCTTCAGTGGCGCCACCACATCGGCCGACGGCTACCCGCCCGCCGTGCTCAACCAGGAGTTTCAGGTCGCGAGCGTGATCGACGCCGACCACTTCACCATCACCATGCCGTCCAAGGTGACCACCGCCGGCGCAGCCGGCGGCGGCGCGGCGGTCACAGCCCAGTTCCTCATCCCCGCGGGACAAGCCGACGCGGTGAGCGGCATGGGCTGGGGGCTGCCCCCGTGGGGCGGCTCGGCGCCCGGGGTCGCGACCACGGTCGGATGGGGCGAGCCCTTCGACCCCTCCGAGCTCGACCCGGCCAACCC